ATGATAAACTGCTGCAGCAGTATGTTGAATGGATTGCCAATCGTAGAATGAAGGCAATCGGACTCAAACCAATCTATGACATACCCGCAAAGAATAATCCTCTCCCTTGGACGGAACACTGGATTTCATCGAAAGGTCTCCAAGTGGCTCCGCAAGAAACGGAAGTTGAATCTTACCTCATTGGAGGAATCAAACAAGACGTTAAAGCAGACACCTTCTCAGGATTTAGTCTCTGAGTCATATCAAGCATATCGGGAGGCAGCCAAGTCGGATGCCTTCCTTTTTGGTGATTATGATGGGTATCAAGCTTTTCAAGAATTGGAGGACCAATAGGTCCTCTTTTTTTATAAATACCTAAAAAGTCTTGGAAAAATGAAATCTTATAGTCAGTTCGTTACTGAATCAAACGAAGTAACCACCTCTATTGTAGAAGAAGTGTATCAGGATCTTCTTGATAGTGGATATACCGAAGAACAAATCTCTGAATCATATTACTTTTATGAGCATCTTGTAGAAGAAGGTGTCCTTACAGAAAATCCTTTAGCAGCACTTGGAAGACTTGGTGGTAGAGTTCTTCCAGGTGTTGGTGCTGGTCTTTATGGTTATGATGCAATTCAGAGAGCAAGAAAAGGCGACTGGGGCGGCGCTGCTTTGCAGGGACTTGGTGCAGGATTGTCACTAGTACCAGGTGTAGGTACTCTTGGTGCATTGGCACCTGCAGCAATTAACATGGCGACTGACGCTATGGGACTGACTGGTGATAAGAGTAAGGGACAACCAGGTTATAAACCTCCAACAGCATCTACTCCTTCTGCACCCGCAGCATCTACTCCTTCTTCAAGCGCACCTGCAGCACCTAAGAACACTAGTGTTCTGGCACTCAAGGGTGGCGTACAAGGTAGATTAGATAAAGCAACTGGTAAGTTCACACCAGGAGCTTTTTCTGACGCAGAGAAGGCAAGATATACTGCCGCTGGAGGTAAGATCCCATCAGCAGCACCTAAACCAACAACTCCTACAACTGCAAAAACTGGAGGTCCTGGAGATAAGGTCCCCACAGCATCAGGTGTACCAACTCAAGGACCTGCTAACGCCAAGATTGATCCAGCATCAGTTCAGGCAGCACTGAAGCGTGCTAACAGTCCTGCAGTCCTCAACAAACCAGCACCTGTTGGATCTGCTCTTGCGAAACAGCAAGCGATGAATAAACCAAATGCTCTTGGTAACACTCCTGCAGAATTAGCAAAACTCCGTGCTGACGCTAAAGCAGCAACTTTAGCAAGAACAAAGAAACCAATGGCAGCAGTCACTGGTCCTCGCGGAATGTGAATTGATAAATAATTCATAATAGAAAGTATTATTAGAAAAATGTCTAACCTGTCACATTACATCATTGAGGATGTAAATAGTCTCTATTCATCCATCTATCTTTCGGAAGAAACTGAAGTAGATGAAGTTGATGCCTTTGCTGGAGATGTGTACGCCTTTGTTGCACACTCCATGCTCCATGAGGGATATTCAGCATCTGGTATTCTTGGATTCCTGTCCACAGCATCAGAAGATGAGATCCTGGAAAAATTTGGTGATTATAACGAGAACTTTATTTCAGAGAGCACAATCTCTGAAGAGTATGTCAATGAGCAGGTAGAACAACTTGATGAGTTTGTTGGTGCTGCTCTGAGAGTTCTTGGTGCTGGCGCTAAAGCAGCAAAGTTTGCTAAAGGTGCTACAGGACTTGCTCCTCTGAGCAGAATGGGTGCTGGACTCAAAGGCGCTGGACAAGCACTCTCTAGAGTCGCTAAGCAAGGTCCTAGAGCAAGTTCAGTTGTCAGAGCAGGTCTTTCCAAGGTTAAGAATGTTGCATCTGCTGGACTCAGCAAACTGAAGGGTGCTGCTATCAAGGTCGGTGGTGCCGTTAAGGGCGCTGTTACCAAAGCAGCACCTGCTGTTAAAGGTGCTCTTAAGGGTGCTGCTAAGATAGCACTCCCCGCTGCTGCTGGTTTTGCACTGGGTAGAGCAACTGCTCCTAAAGGTGATTCACCTTCAAAACCAAAAAATGATAGTGCAGCATCAACATCAAGACCTCAAGATCCTGCTACAACATCAAAACCTTCTACCCCTGCTGCAGCACCAAAACCACCAAAAGCAGAGACTAAGAAGCCAATGTCCAAAGCAGATGCAATGGCTGCTTGGGCAAAAGCAAATCCAAAACTCGCTGCTGCAAAGGCAGAAAGAGATCGTACTAGAGGAACTAGTGCAACTACCAATCCTATGTTGCAGGGTAGTAAGTCATCAATGCCTGCTCCAAAACCTAAGCAGGAGACCAAGAAAGAGTCCTATGATGTCGTTCTTGACTATCTCCTCTCTGAAGGGCACGCAGACACCGTAGAAGAGGCGCATTACATCATGCTCCGTCTGGAAGCAGATCACGTTCAGGAAATCGTTGAGTCATATTCCTGATTCTAACACATAACTTTGAGAGGGGGCTTGACGCCCCCTTTTTTTGTTGCTAGACTAGGTTTGTCCCGGTTAAAGATAAATAATAGCTCATAAGATTCTTTAATATGAGTTATGATAATGGGTGGATATATGATGGCAAAGTTTTTGACTCTGATGATATTGGGGACTACTTTGGGTTTGTTTATCTCATTACCAATAAGTCCAACCAACGACAGTACATTGGTAGAAAGTATTTTTGGTCGTTTAGAAAACCTCCTGGAAAGAAAAGGAAGGTAAAACAAGAATCCGATTGGAAAAAATATTATGGTTCTTGTCCTGAGTTGAAAGAGGATATAAAAAAGTACGGTAAAGAGTTCTTCAGTAGAGAAATACTGAGTCTTCATGATACAAAAGGTAATTGTAACTTTGAAGAGACTAAACAGTTGTTCTTAAATAATGTCTTATCTGAGTCACTTGACGATGGGTCTCCTGCGTATTATAATAGCAACATCCTAGGACGTTATATGCGTAAAGACTATGGTAACTTTCAGCGAAAACCTTAATGAAATATGCCAGTGGTCTATAGACCGTATGCATTTTCTGTGTGAGGATTTTACATGTGACAATGTTGAAAATGCTTTTGCAATTCAGCAGGAGTTTGCTGAGTGGTTAAACACAGGTACTCCAGAACATGATGTCATCTCCCTAGAATATATAAGTGACGAAGACTAATTCTATGAAAAAAGTTTTATTTGGAATTCTTGCAGCAGTTTCATTAGGAGCTCCTGCACTTGCTGACTCTAAGATCACCAAGGGTTACTACAGTATGGACGCAATGGGGTGTATGCTACTTCGCGAATGCACCAAAGATGTCCAGCGAGTCAAAAGTATCAGCACTATTGCTGCTGCTCATCCCAACAGTGATTATAGTATTATTACTGACGAGTTCAGTAGAATGCTCATTGCCCTTGATAAGGTCGGAGTTAAGGTGTTTCTAGCAGATGAGAGGTACTTCCCACCTGGTCATCGTGGTGTGTATCACACTGTCAGCAATAACTTCTTCTTGAATAAGACTCATATGCGTCGTCCTGGCGTTCTGATGTCTGTGATGCGTCATGAAGGGTGGCACGCTGCTCAGGATTGTATGGCAGGTTCTATCAAGAACTCTATGATTGCTATCATCAAGAATGAAGAAGACGTGCCTATGCTTTGGCGTGAGATGGCAGAACGTACCTATCCACCTTCTGCAGTTCCTTGGGAAGCAGAAGCATCCTGGGCGGGTCGCACTGAGTCTATGACCATGAAAGCACTTGAATCATGTGCCCGTGGTACAATGTGGACTGACTATGAAATTACTCCACTGACCCGTAAATGGTTAATTGAAGAAGGATATCTTCCTAAATAATTAACATCCGATACAGAAATCGGAAAAAAACCACCCAAGACAAACTCTTTGATCAATCTCTTCAGTTTCATAATGTAAGAGTTTGTTGTTGGACAGCAATTAAACAAAAATGACACATTTAACAAGGGATGTGTTAATCAAGACCATCGTTGCCAAAGAAGTATCAGGTTGCGGTGGAACTGATTACCTCCAATCTCTCAAAGATGCGTACCACAAATGGGAACATGCAGCAAGTGATGTTCTCTGTCAAAAATACAATCAAATAAATCACACAAATATCACAGTAGAGATTCTTACTCCATAAATAAAGCTGCCTTGATTGCAGCCAATGCCAGAAGAAGTTAAAGAAGCACCAAAGGAAGAAAAGAAAAAAGGATTTTTCGGTAAAGTAAAAGATGCTGCTGAAGATCATGAAGGTCAGTTAGAAGCAATCAGTACCATGGTCAGACTTGGTATTCTTATCTGGTCTGGTGGTATTCTCACTCTTGCCTATATCAAACTTCCTGCCGCACTCGGTATTCCTGAACAGAAACTCGATCCTACTTTCATCGCATCGGTCTTCACTGGTGTTTTAGCTACCTTCGGTGTCCAGACAGCGAAGAAGTCTGGTGATGGAACAATGAAGATGCAGAATGGTGGTGGTGCTAATATCACTAAAGCAGACCTTGAGAAACTGATTGCTGCTGCAGCACAAACTGCACCTGCACAGACCATTCGTATTGAGCAAGCACCTGTACAGATCACCACCGCACCTAAGAAGGACGGTGAACCACCCGTAATGCCTACCGTGTAATATTATGATGTTACTCACTTTGTTTATTGTTGGACATATGGAAATCGGCAATGGAATGTGCCGCACAGAGATGATGATTCATGATGAACCAGTCGCTATGGAATATCCCTGCGAATATTACTCTGAGTTGAAAGATTTGGATAAATCAATTAAGGGTATGTAAACCATGAAACTCAGCAAACAGACCGATGCTCCAGAAGTAGTAACACCAACTCCAAAGAAATCCTCAGTTAAAAATATTGCTATCGGACTGGGGGTTGCTTTTGGCATTGCTCACATTGGTGTTCTCGGTCATTTGCTGAATGCGGTTAGACCGCCTATCATTAACTTCCCATCGGGTGATTACTCTTCTTACAAAGTAGAGGCAACCAGAGATGGATATAGAATTGAATATAAAGCAAACGATCCTGCTATCTTAAACTCCGAAAGACAACTACAACTCAATAAAAAGAGAGGTGGGTTGTTTGGAGGTGGTGGAGTTGAATTGCGAAGAGAATATCGCGTAGATCAATATACTATGGACGGTCATCGCAACCTTTATGGTGGTGCAGGAGGTGGCGCTGTAGACGCTGAGGGAAAGCCAATTGCCAAAAGCGAAGAGTGCATAAGGGCGGACGCTGGCGCACGGTCACAAGGTGCGATGGCAGGTAGTGCTATAGCTGCTGGTGCTATTGTTCCTGCGGTTGTCAACATCCCTTATGTTGGATGGTTGGTAGGTGGTTGGGCATTGTTGTTAGGACAGCGTGTTGGATCTGAACTTGGATCCGAAGTGGGGTCTACGTTCAATGACTGCTGAACCTAAACTTATAGAATATAAATTTGAATTCCAATGGGGTGGTGAAGACACCTGGTTCACCAAAGCAAGTCGGTGGGCACAGAAACAGAAGTATCCCATTAATCATCTTACTATGGGTTTCATTGTTTGGTTGTGGGAAAAGTGGGTTGATGGTAAAGTAGAATTAGAAATGGCGTCTGTAGATAAGCAGGCAGAAAATATTAAAAATCAATGGGAAAATGATGATGAACAACCAGAACCAGAAATCGTGGAGACAGGAGTATTTGGAGACGAAGACTGGTCTATCAGAATATCAAATCCAGTTGTTGAAGGAAGGACCAAAAAGTCTGACACAAGCATGGGCACTGGGAGCAATGAAGTACGATTGGAATAGGAGACGTAGAAGTGAATTTACTTCTTAAACCGCACGACAATTTAAATGATCCTGTATGGTCCGTAATCATCCTTCTTGGTTGCGGACTTATTTTTACGTTATATTGTGTCATATATATTCTACGCCTATCATTTAAGGAACTAGAAGAAGATGTCCAAGAGTCCGAACAAGGGCAAGAAGGGGACTGCGAACAACAAGAAGCAGAACCAGGGCAACGCAACA